CTACACCCGCCAGTACTATGCCTATGAGCTTCCAACAGAGCCCGGAGATTGTGGGGCTCCACTGGTTTTGCGCAAACTTTCTTTACCGCGCAAGCTAGTGGGATTCCACATCTCCGGTGTCCCTGGGAAGAACATCGGTATATCTGCTTCTTACACTTTTGAGGACTGGACACTACACTCTAAAGCTATCACCACAACTAACGCTATTTCGCTCATCGCTGAACTAGAATCGCAGCCTCTTGTTGGTCAGATCAAGCCGGAGGGAGATTTCTATCCTATTGGAAAGTTCTCCTCCCCGCTTGCTATGCCCACCAAGAGCGCGATTCGTCCAACACCGCTACAGCCTTACTATGCCACACCTACTACGATGCCCGCCGCACTACGACCTCTGAAGCTGCAGGGGGAGCTGGTTGATCCAGCTCTCCTTGCAGCCAAGAAAAGTGGTGTGGTGTGTCCTTACATAGACACTACAGACTTGCAAGAAGCCCTTCACAACGTGTTGGACCTACACCGGACTCAGGACGCTCCTCGGAGAGTTCTGACAATGGCGCAGGCGATAACAGGTTTTGAAGGTGACACTTACAGAACGCCCATGAACAGGAAATCAAGCGCAGGGTTTCCGTGGAATCGTGAGCCGGGAGTTTGTGGCAAGCGCAAGTGGCTGGGAGTAGGTGATAACTATATCACTGACCACCCAGCCCTTGCTCTTGCCGTAACCACTCGGATCGCTAACGCCACAAAAGCCATACGCACATCAACATATTGGACAGACACGCTTAAAGACGAACGCCGCCCAATTGAGAAAGTCGCTGCTGGAAAGACTCGTCTTTTCGCCAACGGCCCTCTCGATTACAACATCGCTTTCAGAATGTACTTCCTAGACTTCATCGCACATTGCTACGCAGGACGCTTTGCGAATGAGATGGCGGTGGGGGTTAATCCACACTCTTCAGAGTGGACTCTCCTCTACCATCATCTCACCCGCAAGGGTAACGCTGTCATAGCTGGGGATTTCTCCAACTTTGACGGCACACTCAACGCTCAGATTCTCATTGGAATTTGCGACCTCATCAATGAGTGGTACGACGATGGCGTAACCAACGCCATCATCCGCCGCACATTGTTTGAGGAAATCGTAAACTCCATACACGTCATGCGAGACACAGTTTACATGTGCACGCATTCACAACCTAGTGGCAATCCAGCCACCGTGGTTTTGAACTGCCTATACAACTCTGTAATACTGCGTCTCTGCTGGCGCCATATTTTCCGCGACACCTCACTACACTCCATGTATCACTTTGGGAGACTTGTTTCCCTAGTGTCATATGGAGATGACAACGTACTCAACATTCACTCATCTGTTTCCGACTACTTTAATCAGACCACCATCACAGAGGCCATGAACGTATACGGAATGAACTACACTGACGAATCCAAAACTGGGAACTCAGCAGCCTGCCGCACCATCTCGGAGGTCTCTTTTCTGAAGAGATCCTTTGTGATGGACGGTGGGTACTGCTGGGCTCCGCTCGAGGCTTCAGTGCTTCATGAGTCTGTACTTTGGTGCAAGACTGATGAAGACCTGGAGATACCAGAGCTAGTCAAACAGACCGTGGAGATGATGGTCCAGGAATGGGCGCATTATCCTCGCGATAGGTTTGACATGGAGGTTAAAGGCCTTCAGGATGCAGTTCGCACCTGTGTGCCGGGTCTGGTGATGAGTTGGCCGAGTTGGCGGGAGCTTCGCTCCTCCATCCACGGCCTTCGCATCACCGACTTTGCATACGGTGAGAAGTTGTAGTGAGCTAACCCCTCACCGTCTTGCCAGACGTTAACAAAACCCCGAGAACTCGAAATCCTCGGGGGGCACACTATCACGCAACGCTAACTCTCTTGATGCCCG